GTCGGATTCGACGGAGACTATAGCAGATATGACGGAATATTTAGTTCGGAAGTGTGGTACAGAATCTTTGATCTAATTGAAGATTTCACCATGGGACCGGATCGAACGTTCCACAATGTCTACCAAACTTTGGCAGAAGAGTCCTCACATACCATCGTGAGGGCAGGCAATATTGTCTATCAAAAACATGGCGGAAACCCCTCAGGCCATGCTTTGACTACTATTGCAAACTGTATACAAAATGCCGTGTTCAGCCGTTATGTCTGGTACAAGAAGGCTCCAGCCCACATGCGAGATTTCACAATCTTTGGAAAGAACGTTGTCGAAGCCAATTATGGTGATGACAACCTATTTTCAGTAAGCACGGAAGCTATTGACTTTTTTAATCAGAACACTTACACCGAAGTAATGGCCAGCATTGGCGTTACGTATACAGATGCATCAAAATCAGAAGCTCTGACACCCTACAAACCTGTCATTGAGCTCTCGTTTTTGAAATGCAAAATAGGGAAGGTGGAAGTTGAGGGATTAAATCGTTTCACTGCTTTACTCAGTGAGGAGACAATCCGGGAGATGTTGTATTGGATCCGATGTGACGAAGGCCCGTTAAGGCGCAAAGAAGCACTCGATCAGAACATTGAGTCAGCATCACTAGCCGTGTTTCAGTATGGCCGCCAATACTACAATGAATGGAGGAAGAAGCTCGATAATGCATATTTTGATCTTTACCGATGCTATCCCACTGTTCAGAGTTATGACTGCCTGTACAGCAAATACTATGCTATTGGTGTTGTTCCTCAAGGTTTGGACAATATGTCTGCATCATCATCTGGAACGTTTGGCATTGAAATGCTTGAAACGAAAGACACCCAAAAACAATCCGCCACAAAAGGGGACGACGTTGATGCCTCTGGTAGAGCGCACACGCACATGAACACCACACCCTGGGACTTGAATATGATGACAGAGCGTAATGCATTGATTGACAGCCTTCCTTGGTCCGTGACAGATGCCGAGAATACAATTCTCAAATCATACCAAGTTCCATTTGGTTTGCTTAAGACCGCAATTCAGAAAGAGCCTTTTGATAGGTTTACTTTCTGGCGTGGAAAGGCAACTATCCGATTCCAAGTTAATGGAAGTCGATTTCATGCAGGTCGTTTGATCGCATATTTTGTTCCATTGCATGTTTCAGCGTCTAATCAGTATATCTGGGACTCACGAGTCCTCCAGTCGCAATGTCAGCATGTTTTTATTGACCCAGCTAAAGGTGACGTAGTTGAGTTGGAAATTCCATTCCGACATCCTAAGTCATTTTTGTCAATTGCAGATCCCAACGATTATTTAGGGTATTTGTACGTGTCAATTTTTAACAAGTTGTCTGTTGCCACATCGGTTGCCCCCACCATAAATGTTTCTGTCGTAGCTCGCATCCAAAGCGAGTTCCACATCCCTGTGCCATCTGATGTCGCTGCAATGCAGTTGCGTAATATGCGTAGCGAAGTTGTAGTTGTCAAACCCCAAGGTATTTTGGACGTAATAACAAAACCAATCCTTGGTGGAATAGATGCAGCATGGGATGCATTGGCAAAGAAGATTCGCCCCTCTGAAATAATTGGAGATGGAATTGATGCAGTTATGGGAATGAGCGGCATGGATAAACCCAATGACACCGTTCAACCCAACTATCTGGTCAGAAAGCCTTTAGGCTATCTCAACAATGCTCAGCAAATCGAGCACATTGAGAGAATGACTTTGTATCCAGGCTCATTGAACACGTGTGATACCGAACATTTCGGCACAACGAAGGATGAGATGAACATTTCGTATCTAGTCACCATAATGGCACTTATCGACACCGTAACATGGTCCGCAACGCAAACACAAGGCACCATCCTGTCAGAAGGATTGATTTGCCCTATGCCAATATTGTCTGCCAACGGAACGGCACTGTCCACTGAAAAGTGGTACTTGTCTCCAAT